CAGCAGTGTCACGGTGCCGTAGAAGTCGCTGCGGACCATCTTCTTGCCGTAACGTGTCATCACGCCCTTACGGGGTGTGAAATCGTCTGGCGCGAAGATGGTGGGTGTGACGATGAGAGGAACGTAAGGAGCGTAGACGTATCCTGTCTCGAGGTAGCTACCGCCCTTGTAACCAACAAGAATCTTGTTGCGGGGGAAGTAGGGATCCTTGTAGACTGTGAAGCGGTTCGACACTGTACCAATCTTCTCGGTTCCGAGAGTCATGGGTGAAGAGACCTGGCCCTCGCCGTCGATTGTGTAGCTGGGCTTGTAGAAAACCGAGCTCTCGAGGATTGTAGCAACATCGGGGCCGACGACGATGAAGTTCGCCGAGCCACGGAGTGTCTTGCGGTGGATTGTGTTGGCAACGTCGATGATTGTCTCGACGAGAGTCTCATACCACTCGCGGACTGTGCCTGTGAAGGCGGGTCCTGGGTGGAGTGACGAGCTGCGCTCTGCTTCACGACCTGTCTCCTTGTTGACGAATCGACCAGGAGCGCGCGACCAGTAATAGTTTGCGCCATTTGCCTGTGTGAGAAGATCGTTGAGAACCTCTCTATCAAGCTCTAGAGCAATCTGCTCTGAAAGAATCTGAGTGAGCTCAACCTCAGCGTCAAGGCTGTGGTAGGCGTTCAGGTCCTGCGCGAGCTCAGGTGACCAACGAGCCTTGAGCTTGCGGGTCTGAGCTGTGACAGCCAGCGACTCGATCTTGATATCGATCTCTGGGATTGTGGGCGACTCTCCATCAAGCTGGCGAGCAGCTGTTGATGACTCGAAGGTTGGGATAACGAGCGAATCACCCTGGCCTACGTCAAGCTGTGAAGAAACTGGGAATGTAACACGGAAGCTGGCCGAGTTACCTGCATCAAGACCTGTACCAGACAGCACAAAGAGAACGTGCGCATTGGGAGTCGTCTGTGTTGACATTGGCGCAGATGTTACAGCGCTGCCATCAAATGTAACAAGCTGATTGAGTCTTCTTACGTTATAGACGCTTCCTGGCTGGATTGCGGCAGGAATTTTTGCCAAATCTGTGATACCGGCCTTTGCGCCTGTCAAAACAAGCGCGAAATCCTTGACCATTGTGGCATCAGCATTTGGGAAATTTGTCGTATTGAAAGGAACTGTCAAAAAGAAGAACTTGCCGGCAGACGACTCAATCAGTGTCGAAATCTGTGGATCGAACTGGAGAAGCGCACCATCGGTTCCTGTAACATGTGCAGTTCCTGCAAGGGGAGCCTTGTCGATTGTGTTTGTTCCACGGAAAACAAAGGCCTTGTTTGCCTGATCGATGTCAGCAACAACGGTACCGCTGTGAACGCGTGAGTAGCCTGAGCCGATCAGATCGTACTGTCCACCTGTTGCAAGTGATCCGCTCTGAACGCCCTTGCCTGTTGGGTTATTGTAGATCGAAGCGCCGGCTGTGTATGTACGGCCACCGGCTGCGCCATTGAGTGTATCGCCACCGACGTCTGTGCCGTAGGTGTAATCAAGGTAGAAGAGCAGACCTGAAGGAAGGCTCATAGGCTGGATTGAAACGAGCTCGTTGGCAACGAGGCCACCGAAAACACGGCGAACGATTGGGAATGCAACGTTGGTGAAGCCGCGGATATCACCGCTGGCCTCGCCGCCGCTTGAAAGTGTTGAGGCCTCGCGAAGAACCTGAGCTGCCTGGTTCTCGAGGAGGCGGGCCATGTTCTCACGGTGAACACCGTCTAGACCACGAAGAAGACCTGTGCGCGACCACTTCTCTGTGAGGCGCTTGTTCTGTGTGCCGAGGTGTCTCTCGCGGATACCCTCTGACAGCTGATTTAACGAAAATGAACTCATAAAATTTCTCCTTAATCCTTGTAGTTTTGGTTTAGCGATTTTTATTTCTTGCTTGCAATGCCTGCAAGAACTGCCCATCGATCTACCTCAACTCCACTGGATGTCGGACGAACCTGCGCCGACTGGGTTGATCTGGAAGACGATCCGAGCGTCCGTGTGCTTCCCTCTTGCAGCGAACGTGCGCTGCCCTTGTTGAGGGACTCAGTCAGGCTCTTGTAGAGAAGCTTTGCCTCGCGGAGCGTCTTGGCATTATCTAGAGCCTCGACAATTGCCCGCTGCTGCTTCTGTGTTAGATTCTTGTTCTGCATGAGCTTGTTGGCATAGAGAAGCTTTGCATTGAAAAGGTTCATCTCAACAAGCTGTGCCTTCATTGACTCTGTCATTGTCTCGTACTCTCTCAGCTTGGAGTGTAGAGCTGCAGTCTCATTATTGCGACGAGGCGAAACTGCTCTTCTGGCGGGCGACTCGTGCATACGGCCACCCTTGAACTTAACGCGGCCGAGCTCATCGGCCAAAACATTGAGGAGTGTCTCCTCATCGACGTCGATGAACATCTCGTCCTCGACATCACCGCCGCCAAAGGCGCGCGCTGTAAACTTGGGGTCTTCGACGCCGCTTGTAACCTCTGAGAGGCGCTTCATGCGGCGAAGTTCACGACGAAGAACTGACTCATCGATCTCATACATATCGCCCTCATTCTTGGGCTCTTCGTCCTTTTCCTCTTCACCCTCGTCTTCGGGCATTTCCATGTCCAAGTCCATGTCCTCGCCAGGCTCTTCTTCATCACCTGAATCTTCACCCTTGAGTGCGGCAAGAGCCTTCTCTAAGGCTTCAACTGCTGCATCGACATCGGGCTCAGCATCTTCGGCCTTCTCATCTGCTTCCTTGAGCTCCTCGTCGGCCTCCATTGCAAGATCACCACCCTCTTTCATCTCTTCTTCTGCCATTTCGAACAGAAAATCAAAGACGTTATTATTCATGCGCTTCCTTGACATTTGCATCTCCTTAATTAATTTATCTAAATTTTTAATATCTTTTGAGCTACATTCAGTAAGTATCGCGTCGCTCTTAAGTTTTACTGCCTGCTTCTGCAAAGTTTCTAATATTTGTACAAATTTCTTTTGATCACTAACGCTTAAGCCTCTTTTAATTTCTTTCTCAAGCATGATATTAAAAAGTTTGTACTTCATCTCGAAGATCTTCGCGCGCTGCGCAGTTGACTTTAAATTTCTGCTGGAAGTCGCACGATCTTCTACGCCCTCAAAAGTTTTTGACTTTTGATTCACAACAATCTCGACATCATCAAGTGTCAGACTGATCTTTCCATCATCTTTGACATTAATTTGAGCGCCCTTCTGGGCTCCCATGAGATCGTCATCTCCGAATTCGCCCATTTCATCCTCATCCTCTACGTCTTCAATATTAGTAGTACGTGGATTTGGCACGTCAGGTTCTACGCCGACAATCTCACCAGACTCCAAATCTGAGTCTTCTTCTGGGTTCGAATCGATGAGCTCTGAATCTTCTGGGCTTTCAATCTCATCCTCATCGCTAAGGAGCTTCTTTTCAATAAGCTTGCGAATTTGAGGAGTAATTGCATCGATAATTTTATTACGCGCATTAGCTTCAGCAATTTCGCGTAACTGTCGCGCTTCTGCAATTGATTCAATATAAAGGTT